TTACTTGATCTGTTTGCGTGTAAGGTTCACTTCTATCAACTACCGGAGCGGTTCTGTCATCTAACCCAGCAAAATCGCTAATGCCGCCAGCTATTTCGTTAACACCGCCTCTAACAAGCTTACCACCAATTGTAGAACCTAAAGCCTGAGCAGCGTCTTGTCCTTGAGCCGCAGCAACTGCAGTATTGGCAATTGCTTGGTCAGCAAAACTTGAACCAGTGCTAAGATCAACTGGTAAATTACTTGTAATGCCTTGTGTTATAAGACTAGTGCCAATGTTTTGTGCTACTTGCATTGGGTCGGCGCCTTGAGCTAATTGCATGCCTGTATTTAATACCATGCCGGCTTCAGCAATAGTCGCGCCCTCCCACAATAACGGAGCAAATTCAGGAGCAAGTACAGCTACAACAATAAGGGGTAGGGCTTTTATTGGATCTTCAATAATTGCTTCTACTGTTTTACCAACAGCCTTCGCTGTATCTTCAACAAAATTACCTACTTCTTGGGCAGCGTCGCCAATGGCTTTACCAACGGCACCAACTGCGTCACCAACCGCTTCAAACGCATCTGATACAACTTCAACGACGGCAGCCATTACGCACCCATCCTTTCACCTTGCAAAACAAGAGTTACTCGAATTTGTTTGCCATCAGTTGATTTTTGTACGGTGTATCCCATATTGGGATTTTCTAATTCTTGTTCTTCGCGAGCAATATATTTAAAAATATTTAAAAGGGATGGGTCAGAGAAAGTAGTTTGCAGTCCAGTAAAACCATCTTCAATTGCTTTGTCTATAAACATTTTACTGTTTTGCACAAAGTTTTCAGCGGTATCTGCATTAAGGGCGCGAAAAACACCAAACTCCGAACGTTTTTCAGAAGGGTGTATAACAAAAATTGTATTGCCAAATTTGTATAATTTGGCGCCAGGAATTCCCAATTCAGCAACAAATGTTAAAAAAACTTTTTTAAATGGGTAAGGCGAACGAGTGTTTTCAGCCGCGATCTTTACGATCATGTCTGTGCCTAGTTCTTCTTGTTTGCTGTCGACCATTTGAGTCATAGCTGTTCCTGTTTAAAAGGTATGATTCTTACATATACTAATGCAAGAATATGGTGTTTGTCGCCCTAAATCAAGTGCTTGGGCCGTTTAAAATAAAGCTAAGTGCTGAGGCCCATTCCTGCCAAGTCTCAAATGCCTCGGGGTCTGGGACCGGGTAGCTCTCAAACGTGGTCAATTGGTTAATGTTTTTAGCGACCTGCTTCCAATTATCCTCAATGTCATACATAATTGGCTCCTCACTAAAGTAGTGTAGGAAGTTACCGTTCCAATCTTCCCAAGACATATACTCTGGGTCGATTGGGAAAAAACTCTGGGTACTCACGGTCTCTCGTCGCCGTACTCTGCCGTAATTAACAAACGGCCCATCTCAAAATTACCGTCCAGTACGTTAGACTCAAACTTTAGTCTTATCTCGCGGTGCTCTACGCGCAGGTCAATTTTGCCGGTGTCTGGGTCAAAGTAAAAAGGCCCAGAGTTTTCTGTATCACCACGGGCAAACTTACGACCAAGAATAGTCATTCCCATAGTACCAGACTGAACAAAGTCCGGCTCAATACGTCGTAGGTGCATCCTGCGGTTTACACCAGTTGCGCTGTCTTGGGCCGGTATACCACCAACCCAGCTAATGTCGCAGGTTGTAATACTTGAGGTAATTGCAAACTCTTGGTTAAACGTGATTGCGTTTGTGCCAAACTCATGCTGCCAAAGTGGGTACCCACCCTCGATGTAGTACACCAAATTACCGGCAACAAGAGCCGGGTTAAAATTTGTGTCTACCGTAATTAACGTCACACCCGTTGGGTTAGTCGCCGCTATGGCAGACGTAAATAAAAACTGACTAGTTACTACCTTGTAAACCGTTGGGTTGCTACCGCTAGATGTGGCGATGTAGTCACCGGCACCAAATGTAACTGACACGTCTCCGGTTAAATAAATTTGGTTAGAGTTTAAAGCTGGTTGGCTGGCGGGTTTGGCAATTACAGTAAACGGCGGGCTAAATGTGTTTATATCTTCCCAGCTAGCCCATATTGGCGTTGGGAAGATTTCTGTGGTATAACCACATGATCTGCGTGATCCAGACGCACTTCCAGCGTCGTACCAAATTTTATCTTTAACGTTGTATATGATTGCGTCGGTGCATTCTGTTGCATCGCCACGGGGATAAAAAAACCAGATCTCATTATACCGAGGTACTTTAGTGGCCCATACCTTTTGGCGCTGTACAAAATTGAGGTTATCAAATAGCCAGTTTACGTTTTTATCATTTGGCAGTACAGAGACCGCACCGTTATATAGGTAGAATCGGTCAACACCCATCCAGTAAAATATACCATCCATCTCAACAAAACACGAGGATGATATGGTTGAGATCTGGCTAGAAATAATATCATAGCGCCAGTACAGCGGATTCGTGCCAGTAAACGAAACACGGATTAAACTATCGGTTGCCCAAAACATTCCGGATGGTGAGTTAGTACCACCACGCACGGGTATGCCCCTAACAATTTTAGACGAGGCCATGTTGACCTGGTTAGCGGTTGCTCCATTCCAGTCAGTAATTGTCTGCTGGTTGTACGTTGTTAGTGTTGTATTGGTTGCGACGTTGTTGTTGGCAATAAAACCGTCTGATCCATACACAAATGTAAATGGGTACAACACACATACGCCGCCGTCTACTACAATTGGGCGATAGGTTGGGTTTTGCCCACCAGTATCTGCTAACCCTTGAAAGCTCCATTGGTTTGAAGCATTTGGTAACAAGCTGCCGGTTAATACTTGGGTCTGAATGGCGTTGTCAATATTTGCTAAGTTTAGGCCTGGGTGAGCCAACACTTGTAACGAACCGCCAGCGGGAGAGTACTGTAAATCAAACTGCCACAACAGATTTGCATCAGCGGTAAATGTTTCATCATACAACGACACCGTTGTTGGTGACCCAGCAATACTAGATGTCGTTACAATTACCGTAGTATTTGGTGCTGTATATGATGAACTAATTACTGTTGTCTGTGTAGCAGTGTTATTGCTAAAAATAACTTTCATGCCTGCGGGAAATGCCGCGGTTACATTGCCTGCTACAACAAACTGACTGACTGTATTAGATACTAAAGTAAATGGAGAATAACCAGGTAAAATATTTACAGTAAGCGGACCACTGCCAACACCAAATGTAGTGCCTGTTGTAAATACTTCTAAACCATATTGGTTACCAACGAATACGTAATTAACGCCATTGTACGAGTTGGCAATCATGCCTCGTGGAATACCAGTAAACGTTGCAAACAGTTCACGATAGCCACCCATTTTCTTAGGCACACCACGTTGAAAACGGCACCACTCTCCGTCACTAAAATCCCGCGACTCAAATACTGTACCGTCTCGTTTTATACCTGGCTGCACGCCAAGTGTATATACCAGATTATATTGATCTGGTAACTTGTTTTCTCCTGCCATTAGAACGTTCCACCACTGATGGACCCCGCGTTAAATGCTGCAGGTGTTGATATTTGGGGGCTCAACGTGTTGGTATTATCAATCGTTAACATATTAGTTGAGTTGGCTGATAGACCAAGCACATTAGTTCCGACTAAGTACATACCCGTGTTGGTGTTGTTAATAAAAGAGTGTGACGGTGCCGCGGCGGTTCCATTAATTGCAAGGAATATATTGGTCGTTGTTTGGCTAATAACATACAAGAAATTACCGTCGCTTAGCACTAAGGCGACGGCGCCATTCGCTAAACTAATTGGCGTCTGCAGGCTGCCAGATACTTGGAACGTGATATTGTACCCAGCCTGACCTGTGTCGTTAACCAACACGTACAACTGTGTTGTAGCTGGTAAGGTAACCGCTAATGTGGTTGCGCGCGTGCCAGATAGCGCAACATATGTCTGAATAATTGGTGCGTATGACACAAGACTAAATGTATTGCCAATAATAGAGTCTACATCATATGATGCAGACGTGAATGTTACATTAGACGGCGCCGCCAAACCAACGGTAAAGAAGTTGTTGGTTGACTGTTGGAACAGAATAAAACCTGACTCCGCCGGGTTTACACCTAATGTTGCACCGCCGTTAATTAACGACGCGCCCTGTGGTGCAAATGTTAACGTGCCAGTTCCGGTATTTCTAAATGCAATAAACCAACCCGCCGTTAAACTGGCTGCCGTTGGTAAGTTAATAGTGTTGTTACCGGCGGTCCAGATAAATGTGCTGGCGCGGCTGGCGTCGGTAACGGTTGGTGGAGATGACACCTCAATAATGTTTTGTGTGGTGTTTAGTTGGCCAGAAAGAGCTACTAAACCAAGGCCGGCTAGTGAAGCGGCATCAGCAGATGATGTACCAGTACCAAACGTAACGTTTTGCCAGACACCAGCAGAGGTTGTATTACTAGATAAGTAAAAGTATTTAGATACACCGGCGGCAATTGAAACCGATCCTGTGCCCGCAAAATCTTGAACAGTAAACGCTACAGCGCCAAAGTTACGGATTAAAATATCTGCGCCGGTGGTTCCTTGGTTTGCCTCTGGCAGTTTAATAATTAAACTGGCGACAGATGGTGTGGCATCAATAATACGAGCGGCAGGTACTTGCGTTGGGTTAACAACGGCGGGCCAATAGAGCTGTACGTTTGCGCTAAAGCTAAGCGCATAGTACGACACGTCGGTTGGTTGTACAACTGTTCCGGTAAACGGTGATGTAAATATTGGCATAGTTTATGGTTCCTGGACCGTAGTATTTCTATCAATACGACGCGAGTTGTCTTCTTTTTTCAACGCAGCTAGTGACTCAGTGTAGTACCCCTTCCACACAGGCAGTTTGTCCAAGGCTTTTAAATACCCTTGGGCCTGTAATAAGGTACCAAACAACATCGCCTGTGGGCACTCGCGCGTGAACAAGTTTGTTTGATTACTATCGTCTAGTGGCTGGATTAGGCTATAATATATAATTTCTACTGGGTAGTCATCATCTGGCTTTGGTGCAAAGTTCCAGTTGTTGTAGTCATACTCACCGTAATACTTTGGTTGTCCATTGGCGGATTCCGATTGGTACTGTGCAATGTAATCTTGTGAGCGCAATAACATAGGCGCACCATTAACTTTCATTGACACCGTTTTACGCCAACGGGCCGGCTTTGCCAGTACGTCTACATTGGTGGGTAATGTGGTCTCCACTACAGTTAATTGTAGTAGTGATTTTAACTCGGCGGCAATTGCGGCCTCAGCCAAACCAATTAGGCTAGGTATCTGTGCAACAAATCCGGCGTCGTCACGTTCCATGTAACGCTGGACGTCCTCCACCAGATTGCTGTAGGTCATTACGTATGCGCCGCTCATCGTGTGTAGTAGCTTATGTTAGGTTGGAAGTAGATTGGTGACTTGTCACGCTCTTCTTGCGCTGCGTCGTATTCTAGTTTAGTGGCCTGTGTCTCTAAGTACTGTACACGGTTTATATCAATCTGTGGTAATTGTAGCGCTAGTTTGTGTGATAGGCTGGCCTGGATAGAACCAATCCAGCGGTTTGGTAAATACAATTCATTTGTTAACGAGCCAACGTCTGGCATCTGTGTCTCTACAATTAATTGAAAGACTTGGTAGTTATTGTTTGGTACGGGCCACAAATACATACGTGGCTCGATCAGACGATCAAACCAGTACTGCAATGTGCGCTGGCTAGGGAATTGTTTATTGGGAAGGCTCCAGTAATCATTACGGTTTAATCTGGCCATGGGAATAACTTGCTGGCTCTGCGCAAACTGGATGGCGCGCAACGAGAATGTTGCGGCTGCGTTTCGGTTCTTTAATCTAAAGTAATAGAATGGTTGTGTGGCGTTAATGCTAAAGTATGCCCATTCACGATCAGCCAATGTAGTGGACGGGAATGATTCCCACACTGTCCAGTTTGTTCCGTCGTCACTAACCTCAAAGTCTAAGGTATAAGTTGCAGTTGTCCCTGGGGAGTACCCATTGAATCCAACATAAAACAATCTTGTTTGGCCGCTGTACGCTGCACCAAAGAAGTTATTTTGTAATGTTGTGGTTGCAAAAAGATCTAGTGTATCGTTTGCGTCTTGATCAAACAGGTTAACCACGTTTACGTTTGACGTTGGGATTAGACCACTATACGCTGGGTTAGTAATGTATACCCAGTTTGCCTCACGCACGTCAATCGTGCTCTCGGGTAATGAAACCCACTGCGCATTTGTTGGCGCGCCGATGACTTTGTTTTCTAAGAGCCACAGGTTAACGCCGCGGTTAGATAGGTTTTGTAAGATGTAATACAGAGCCTGTTTACCTGCGTCAACATACTCGGGCGTCATCTCTTCTGCCGTTTTACCAGCATCACGATAGGCGTACGAGATCAACTGATCTATGTTGATTTTAGTCTGGTTAGTTGTACCAGAGTATGACATAAATTAACGTCCCCTGCCGGATGGGCGTTTAGTTACTTGTTGTGGAAGGTTTGGCTTTGCCTTGCCGGCTTTGATAAATTCTTTGCCAACCTTCTTGGGGATGCCAATGGTTGACTTACCAGCCGCTGCGGCGTACATCGCCTTCTGTTGCTGTTTAGACTCTATTGGCATATTAACAGGCCTTGGCCTTTCCGCCTTTTTTGCGGTTGATTAGACTGTTTAATCCACTACCCATGCCACCCATGCCACCTTTTTGTGCGGCTGCTGCGGCTGCTGCCTCTTGTGCATCTAATTCTTGTTGTTGCATTGGGCTTAACATGGCACGGTTTTTAGCACGATTAGCTAAACGCATTCTTTCTGTGTCGCTAATTGCTCCCTGTCCTACCATGCGGCCGTCAGAATACTTTTTTACTTTACCGCCTTTTTTAACGTAGCCCATTTTGTTACGGACGTTGGTTGGGAGTTCGGC